CCGCCAGAACTGCGCCAGACACTGGTCCAGCCACTTCAGGTAATCATCGTCGCCCTTCCACTGGTTATCCCAGCCCTCAGGCTTCACTTTAAAGTACGGCGGGTCCGTGACTATCAGGTCAACAGAATTTTCGGGTAACGACCGGATAAATTCCAGGCAGTCGGCGTTGATTAACTCACAACTGGATATTTTTACAGTATTAGCCATAGATCAATAAGCACTTCTCTGATAGGCTCATACCGCTTTTGCGCAAAGCAGATGGGCCTGAGGTTTGCTTGTGACCCCAACGCATGGGCAGATGGCTGGTGAGTGCCCCTAACACCCACCAGCCGCCCATTTACCACAAATAAAAAAGCCTTCACTGCGGAAGGCGTCTGTAACAACCGAACTGATAGTCTGCCAGACCCGCCATAACAAGCTGGGTCAGTATTAACTGACAGCGTTCGCGTGAAAGGTAAGTATTCTGCGCAATCTCCCCGACTGTCGCCGGTTCGGTGACGCTTAATTCATTAAACACCACTCTGGCGGTTTCTGTCATATCCTGCTGTTTCAGCATGTCTTTTTCCCTTTTTCGGTTAACGTGACACACCAATAACTCTTGTCGAAAAAGCCAGCAAGCTGAAAGACAGGTATTCACCGCCACCAGCACGTTTACTGTACTGGACCGATTTCAGCCATAAAAAAACCCGCTCGCGGCGGGTTTAAGCTGTGTGGCGAAGTAACCACTCTTAACATACTGACATACTTTTTGCGGACCGCACTAATCATTTTTTACTTTTTTAGCAGCCAGCCGTCCATCTCCAGTCTTACCCCCAGCACAGACAAACATCCGTCAATAAACCCTTCGGCTATCTGCATCTCAATTCGTATTGCTTTTTCGCTTTTCTTTCTCGTCCTGGCTATCTGTCTTTTTGATATTCGCAACAAATAATGAGCAATGAGAAGCGAATACTCCTCAGGTTTTTTCTGCTTCAGACGAGCAAGACAGTTTTCAATGATAAGTCCGTCATCATCGCAGCAGGCCGGACGTGGTTTAGTGGCAGATGGTAAAAGTCCTTTGAATCCGGCAGCGATCGGAGAATAGTCCACCCCGGTGTTACCACTTGCAGCCCATGCCCCCCAGCGTTCAAGAACCATCTGAATATCACGCATCAACTTTCTCCACAAAATCAGGACAGCACACCAATCGCCAGCGCGCGATCGATAAAACGAAATATCAGCTCCAGTTGGGAACCATACTTCTCTTCAAATGCCACGGTATCCGCATGCAGTTCGTCATGGTGTTTTCTGCACAAAGGCAACACAAAAAGGTCATGCGCTTTTGTACCCATTCCACCCTGACCATGACCAATCAGGTGATGAGGATCGTCGGCTGGCTTACCACAACATGCACACGGCTGCGTCTTAACCCAGCGCGTGTACTTTTCATTAACCCAGCGACGACGTTTTGGGCGTAACATAAAAGACTCCGGCGACTCCGGATCCACTTTCAGCGTCAGCACCTTTTTCGCCTTATCCTGGATGATGCTGGTGGCAGTAACCGAAGGCACAAGATCACTTTCCCGGGTGACAGACGGCACAACAGGCTTCGGTAATCTCAGTGCCTTACGGGCTGCACTTTCCGGTAAGGCATCCGCCAGGTCATTACGAATCAGCCACCAGCACAGTTCCGGCATTGTCACAACGTGACTGTCATCAAAACCAAGATCACGGCGCACAACAGACAACACCCAGCGGGCACAGTTATCCGTTGCCATTGCTTCCAGCCGTTCCGTGAACTGGTCACGGAGAAGATTGTCACAGTGCCAGCACAGACGGATTGCGCCTGGCGCGTGCCGCATTGTGGTCATGTTCTCGCTGTGCCAGTCGGAATGAGGCCACTGACAGCCCTTTTCACGAAGTAACCAGCTCTCAAGGCATTCCACGCCACCAGCACGACGGATCACCGCCTCATTGCGGAACACGGCCCGAACGGCAGGATCATCCGCCAGCGGTTGTGATGCCGCCGGAACGGCACCACTGGCGAAAGATGAATAACGTTCCGGCTCAGGCTCCAGCAGGACACGCCCCTGCATAAACAGGGGCATCAGCTCTGAACCTGGCCTGAACAATACGATCCCCATACGCGGGGCAATTTCAGGGGTCAGTAGTGCTCTCACGGCCACCTCAGCGAACGGTATTGCATGAACGCAGGAGAAAAAAATTCAGCCATCACGCAGTAAACTCCTTCACCAGCGTTTCAAACTGGCTTACCTGGCCTTCTAGTTCCGCCACGCAATCCACCAGCTCATCCACCGCCTTTTGTGTACGGTGTTTTGCCTGCAGCAGATCACGAAGCGCCGGAGTAAGCTGCTTGCGGAGCGTATCTTTTGCCACGCTCGTTTTTTCCATCTGTTCAGCACAACGAAGCATCTCCTGCGCCTGCCGACGAAGTTGTTCCGGTGAAACAGTAGTTGTTCTGTTGTTCAAAATAAACGCTCCGTTTTACTACCCGACATGCGGTTATTGCTGTATCTGCGCGGATTGCCCGGCGTCATGGGAGTGGAAAGAACCCGGGCACTCTCCTGATCCACAGGCAGAAAATGCCCGTTATGAAAACGCCGGTAAATGGTACCCAGCGTGCCATTACGCTGTTTCGTGATGTTGATTTCTGCTATGCCTCTCGCCAGTGTCTCCGGGTTGTACACCTCATCCCTGTAAAGCATCAGAATGATGTCTGCATCCGCCTCTATTTCCCCGGAGTTTTTCAGGTCCGAGTTCATGGGGCGTTTATTGGGTCTGGATTCCACGCCACGGGAGAGCTGGCTCAGAGCAATCAGCGGAAAACCGCCGGATTTTGCCAGGCTTTTAAGTCCCTTTGAGATTTCCCCCACAGCAAGGTCGTGACGCCCCGTGCTGCGGGTTTTAATCAGGCCGAGGTAATCGACCACAACCAGCGCCGTTTCCGGGTGTTTCATCCGGTGGTGCTTCGTGGTTGCACATATCTCATCAATGGTCAGGTTTGCCAGGTCCACCATCCAGATATTACGCCCCGTCATTCGTCTCACACCCTGCGAGAAACGTGCCCAGTCTTCATCTTCAAAACGGGCAACAGACTTAAGACGGGATACCGGCATTCCTCCGGCAGCAGACACCATACGTTCACCAATCTGGATGTTCGCCATCTCCATAGTGAACAGAAGCACGCCATGCCCCTGCTCAGTCACCTTGTCGATGATATCCAGCGCAAGTTCGGTTTTCCCCATCGAAGGACGAGCCGCAATGAATACCAGGTCTCCGGGCTCCATACCGCCCGTTTTTGCGTCCAGTTCATCAATACCGGTCATCAGCGCCCTGGATTTCTCCAGTCCCTGATTGCGGCATTCAACACGGTCTACCACTTCCGGAAGGACATCATCAATGTGAACCGGCTGAATGACGCCCTTTCCGGTCGACAGTGAGGCCATCATGTTCTGCGCATCCTTCAGGGCATCCTCGGCTGCTTCACAGGTATGCGCATCACGTAAATTCTGTAATGCTTCTGTCAGTGTTTTTTCTGCATCGCGCAGTGCGGCATTGCGCCGCAACGCTGCGACATAGTGCTCCAGTGAAGACTTCACCCAGGTTTTGCGTCCGGTGTCGGTAATCACCGGGGCAAGTTCCGGCATCTCATTGCACAGCAGTACGGGGTCAATGACGCCGGATATGCGAGCCTGTCTGCAAATCCCCGCGTAAATATCCCGGTACTGACGCACAAAAAATACATCCGCCGGAAGTGTGGCCAGAATATCCATCACTTCCGGATCGGCCCCACGCAGAAAAAACGCACCGATGACAGCGCCTTCCAGGTCATCGTTACGCCATGCCGGGGTGTTCTTGCTGGTCATGCGGCAACACCTCCGATACGAGAACGGTAGCTGGGCCAGTTAAACGACAACCAGTTGCGCCCGCCATCGGTGATCCTGTCGGCAATCCGGGGACTGATGAACGCCCACAATTCTTCCGGTGAAAGGTTGCTGATCAGGATAGTTGGCAAAATACCCTCATACCGGGCATTGATAATTTCCTGCAAAATGGCCATTTCAGCCGCACTGCCAAACTGAACGCCGACTTCGTCGACAATCAGCAAATCCAGTGACGCATAATGCTCAATGACGTCATCCGCTGTTTTTTCACTGTCATTCCGCCAGCAGTTTTTCACAGCACGCGTAAGGCGCATCACGTCGGTGATCTCCACACTGGCCAGATAGTTACGGATGATGTGTTTTGCCATTGATACCGCCAGATGATTTTTCCCGGTACCGCAACTGCCGGTCATAACAAGACTGGTACCGTTCTCCAGCATATCTGGCCAGTTCTCCGCATAGCGGCGACAGGCCGCAAGATTTCTGGCTGCGTCAGGATTAACCTCCAGATAATTATCAAACTCACAGTCCCGAAAACGCAGAGTAATTCCGGCGTTATCAGTCAGCTCTTCCGCCTTGAGGGACGACAGTTCCATGGTCAAATCATTGGCCTCAGCGATCAAGCAGTCAGGACAGCATGAAATTTTTTCTCTGTCCTCGCCATTACGATCGCTCCACACCAGTATATGCGTACGATATTTACCGTGTTTTTCGCAATATCCGCGATCTTCACGCATCAGGCAGGAACGATAAGGCCATGGCTTTTCGCCCTTCTGAGCAAATGCAATCTCTGCCCGTAACTCGTCCATTCGCGTCTGTAGTCTTGTTTGTTGTTCACGCAGGTTAAACGTCATCATCGCTGTCACCTCAGAATGTCAATTTGTCGCTGGATTTACCGAATTTGTCAGACATGGCACCAAGGCCAGACAGGACATCGACCTGTCTTTGCCGCCCACCTCCGGGAACGGCAGGCTGTTGCCAGGATTCGTCAAAGTGTCGATCGGGACCAAAGAACGTCGACGCCTGCTTCACGAACTGGGTACCGGTATTTCCAGAGACACGCACCCAGGCGGCATAGCGTTTCACACCGTCGAGCATGGTTTCGGGTGTCACACCTTCCCTGATTCGGGCTTTCCAGGCTTTAAAAGCGGCGGATTTTGAATTACCACCAGCACGTTTGGGATATTCCTGCCAGGCCTGTTCAAATTCCGGTGAATATTCCTGTCTGGCAGAACGCGCTGGTGCAGACGCGTCAGCGGATGCGCCAATATCTTGCGGTTCATGTTTTGAATTTACTGGTGGTTCATGTTTTAAACCTTGTGGATCTGGAGTCAGATTCTGAAGGGTCAAACGCGTATTTTTGCCAGAATCTGAAGGGTCAAACACGCCTGAACATACAGATTCTGACGGTTCAGATTTTGAAGGTTCAGAATCTGAAGGGTCACGTAATACTGAAAGTCTGCGCTGCTGTTTCAGTTCTGCAACCTTATCCCGCTCAGTTCTGGCAAGCTGCTCAAGCCGATCAGCATTCAGATGATAAAGATTGGACGTATTACGGTTACCTTTGCGGCGTGACTGACGCGTCAGCCAGCCATCAGCCTCCAGTTCGGAGATTGCCGTTCTGACTGTACTTTCTCCCAATCCAAGCTGTCGACATATGGTTTCAACACCCGGGTAGCACACCCCGTCATCATTCGAATAATCAGCCAGGCGCGCCATAATCATCAGTTTTGCACCTTTGACGCCATATGCTGCGCATGCATCCCAGACATTACCGAGGATCTTGCTACTCATACGACACCTCCCAGACGCTTAAACATTTTTCCGGACTGAAACGCCACCAGCGGGTAACTCAGGGTATAAGTACGCCCCTGCACCTGGCAGACAACCTTCTGACTTTCTGCATTGACCAGGCAAACCCGCAGAACGAGGCCGTTGCTGGTGGTAAACCACTGCCCCACTCGGGGGCAACGGTTGTATCGGTGATACAGAGAATTCACAACGCGACGAATCATGGGCGCACCTCCCATTGATTACGGCGGAAAGCAGTGTGATTCAGACTGGTTTCAGCCTCATGGAATGCTTCAATGCAGCTCTCGTAGTACCGCATTGTGCGCAGACTTAACCCAAGCTGAAGCATCATCAGCCCATCAAGGGTGATGTAATAACCACGCAGGGAATCGCCATAGATGTGATAAGTACCCGGTATGAAATTACGGGTAAAAAACTCGCGTGAGCAGTTCAGATACTCGATTTTGTCGACGATGTTCTGGTGCATGCGCTTAAAGTGGCAGGCAACATGCAGGGAGAAAATAACGGCCTTGCCGTTGACGCTCTCAATTTTGAGGAATGAGTGGGTTGGGACTGTAGCCATGATGGCAGCCTCCGTTGACTGTGGAAAACTTCCACCACCGGAGCTGCGAAACTCACTGGTGGCAGACTGAACAGGGTTCGCAGTACCGGCGTCAACGGAGACCGGCGAGCCTTTCGGCTCCCCTGCCCAGCCCACCATAATTCTGGCGTGCGTGAGCGCGGACGATAAAAAAGACGCTGGCGCGTCATATATCGCCGTTGACAATTCCGGGCTGCGACCCCCGGCACCCGCTTTATAAGGTGCCTGAACAGTGTAACGTCCCGGAATTGCAGAATCAATATTTGGTCTTGAAATGATCATATAGCTGCTGATATCTTTAGAACTGTTCTTGGATGTTTCGGAGCCGTTTTATGCGAAACAGCTCCCCGTTATTGATGTTGAGTGAGCCGGGTTACTCCCGGCTTTTTTTCACCGCTGCCAACCAATAACCTGAAATAACCCCATTTTCGGGTGATACCAGCGAGTCCCTCGCGGTTCTGCTTCCTCCATAACCCGATAAAAAGCAGCCATAAACGGTTCCACGGCAACAATTGCGCGACGTGACAACAATCCGTCCGGCGTCATGAACTCATGGGTGTCTGTAGGAATTTGATAAGCGTTCACCAGATTGCGGCATTTATCATCTGACAAACCGGTTTTCGCTTTCAGTTGGCGATATCCGGCATAGCCCTCACGAATGGTGCCCTTTTTGATTTGCTCAACTGTTTCGGCAACGTGGCTGACTTTTTCTTCCACCTGAGTGATCCGTTTCTGCTGACGAACAGCTTCAAGAGCCATCGCGGCAACCATTTCGATTTCGCTCATTGGCTTACGGATCTGTTCTTCCAGTTCGCGCCAGCGATCTACCAGGCGAGCAGTGAATTCAGGGCAGAGCTGAGCGACGACAATGATGCTGTCGCGTTTACCTTGTTCTCCTTCAAACAGGTAATGCTCATATTGAACTTTAAAACCTAAGTTATTGATTTTCTCGGAAACAGCCATTGGCGGTTTCCGGATGATGTTTTTAGCAACCAGGCGTTCGATACTACGTTTAACATCTGAGTGCTGACTACCCACCAGCTCTGCGATTTCAAGGCTGGTCATGGATGCTTTGCCGTTAAAAATTGCGGTGTTCACTGCCATCTCCTTACGGATAAATTCTTTTAAGATTCCGCACATTCGTACTTATTGGTGCCGAACCTTCCTTCAGTTATCCTTTTGATCCCTATAAACAAAAGAACCAAAGGAGGTTCGACATGAAAGTTCAGGCCGTTGGTTTATTCTGGTTTCGCGATGCGATTCAGTATCATGAGCTCAAAAATATTTTTACTGATGCTGATGTGCTCTCCGACAGTTACACCGAGTGGAAACACGACGCTGAAAAATTGATTAAGCGTGTCGAAAGAGGCGGGCAACGAGTTATTAAAGTTGAAGCGGATACAGCCGAGTTCATCGCTTGGTGTACAAGCGAAGGCATTGGAATCAATGCCGAAGGTAGAATGCAGTTCGCATCCTTTAAGGCTTACCAACAACTTCTCAGCGAACGCTAATGTGATCGGGGCAATCGAAATGGTTGTCCCATCGTATTTAATAGTTATTTTTTCGCTCATATCACCACCATCACTTCCCATCTTCCGTGTGCGCTAGGCTTGGATTTGAAATTTTGCGTAACGAATCAGGAATTCCATCTTCAGGGTGAGGATAAAGATCTGGCCTTAAGTCATGTGGCGTGACCTTCCATGCAACTACTTCACATACGCGTAAAACAAAACGAGCAGGAATTGTGTTTTTTGAAAACCACTGATTCACCGCTTGCGGCGTCACACCAAGATTTCGCGCTATGGCATTTTGCGCAATTAATGTACGAAGTTTGTCGTAATCATTTCCTTTCATAACAAATCACCAATATTAACTTTATAAATCAAGAATACATCAAGTTTAAATTAACATGCAAGTTGCAAAAGGATCGAATACACTAAAATCAAGTAAAGATTTATCCTTGTAAAGAAACCCACAGGATTTGGTCATGAAGAACGTCAAAAACACGGAAAATCGAATAGCCGCGATGCTGAAAGCAAAAGGATGGACTCAGGCTCAACTGGCCCGCAAGTTAGGTGTGAGTGCGCAATCAGTGCAGTACTGGACAACAGGAAAAACATTTCCACGAAGTGATAAGCTCGCGCATTTATCAGAGATTAGCGGTTATCCACAATCTTGGTTCTTAGGCGAAGACTCCTCACCAACCTTTTCCTCGCAAGAGAAACTCCAGACAAGAACAGATAGCGTCGTGTTTAATGTCCTTGATGTTGAGTTTAGTTGCGGTGATGGAACTCATGTCCGTGGTGACTTGATAGATGTAGTGCGCTCAATAGAACTTGATCCTGAATATGCCCGACGTCTTGTTGGAAATCGGGCATTCAAAAATATAGAAATAGGTAACGCCAGAGGAGACAGTATGGCTCCCACAATCTCACCTGGCGACCTTCTTTTTCTCGATAAGACAGTAACTTATTTTGATGGCGATGGCATTTATGCATTTTGTTTTGATGGAGAATGCTACGTGAAAAGACTTCAAAAAATTGGAAGTAAAATCATGGTGTTATCTGATAACCCCAATTATCAACCATGGAGCATCGAAAAAGAGGGGTTAGCTCTGCTTTATATCCAGTCTAAAGTGATCTCATCAGTACCATTCAATATAAACAGATTTGGTTAGTCTTTGATTTTAACGGGCTTTGCCCGTTTTTTTCTGCCTAAAATATACGATATCAATTTTTTCTTGACATCCTGTTTTTCAAAGCATAATATCGCACCATCAATTATAACTTGATTTCATTCAATTTAAAATTGTTGGTGGATATATGAAGACACTAAACGCAACTCCAGAAACAACTAATCTTATCAACTGCGGCTGTGTTTCGCTTAAGGGCTTAGAACTTGATTCCTTTGCATTAAATATTGCAAATTTGCTAAGTGCTGTACGCACATTCCATCTTCTGGATTGTGCTCGCTCAAAGGAACTGGGCATTGAGGTAATGGAATTTATCCATGAATATGCTCTATCTGCGGCTTCTCCTGCACAACAAAAACAATCCTTCCCTGAAAGCTGGCTGGTTAACCTTCGCACTCAACGCGAAGCCTGCGGCTTAACGACCACCGAACTTGCCAGACTACTCGATCTTGATGAAGAAATTATTCTGCAATGGGAGAGTGGAGAGTACGAGCCAACCATCAGCATGCTTACCCCCCTGGCAAACGTCCTGGGATGCGATCCGCTTTCTCTGCTGAGTGAAAAAAACAGCTAGTCAGTTATTCGCGTAAATGCGCCTGAAGTCCATGTGGAAAATATTGGTGCGCGCATCAAAAGCGCCCGTAAAAAACTGGGCTTAACAGAAGCAGACCTGGCACGCATGATTCACACCTACAGCGACCCCATAAACGACTGGGAATGCGGCACCTGTGAAGTTCCTGCTGATCAGATAGTACCACTGGCCAGTGCGCTTAATTGTGACCTGATGTGGTTGTTAACGGGAAAATCAGAAGCAAAGGAGTAGCAACAATGACTGGCAATATCCATGATAAGTATGAAGGCTTATGCCTAGCACCGGATTCCTTTGCAAACAATATCCATAATTTATTATGCGCAGTTATCGTACTACAAATGTCAGACAACGACGCAATAAAAAGAACAGGTGATGAAGTTCTTGAATTTGCACGTTGCTATGCTGAAGCAGCATCTGAAAAAGAACTATCCAGTTAAATAAAACAAGTTATCTCCGAATAATATATTACGGCTTAATCGCCGGGGATTATCACACACTTAATCCACTGGAGGCATTATTATGACTTTTATAAAACATAAGGCATCACACAAAACGGCCTGTCTTATTGCACAACACGGTAAAAATTACATGCATATTGCCTGCTTGTTTCTGCGTAAAGCATACGGGAGATAATAATGCATCAGAAAACAGCAGAACACGAACAAACCAGAGTATTGCTGACCATAAAAAACGGGAAAGTAATATCCATTCGATATGTTCAGGACGATGAACTTGTAGGAAGTCTTTCAAAATTCCTGCTTATTGCAGAAAAGGCAGGATATGACGTTATTGCACCAGCAGATGAAGATGAGGAGTAAATATCATGCAATACGATAAATTCCAAGCTGAAGCAACAGCCACAGGTATACGAACTGGCAGTATGACTATTGATTATCACGACGCAATCCGCCGTCTGGATGCAGGTGAATTCGATCATCCTAATGCGAAGGGGTTGCAAATCCTTCAATGCCTAGCACAAGCCGACAATGCAGGATTACTGGGTAAACTCCCTGTTGAGATGAAGGTAGCCCAGTGGCGCTGGCTGTACGTGACGACATTCATCAACGAAGAAGAAAACAAGAATGGCACTATTGATATCCCAAACGAACACGGAACAACAGATCGCGCCGTAATATATAACGGGAAGCATGGGGTTATGACGATATATCCCGGCCCCATTCGTTTTGCCTTACAGCAGTATATTGAATGGAATTTAATTCAAAAATACGGCGAGGCAGAAGGAATGGGTAGAGCGCTGTTTCTTTACCAGAAAATGCTCGCTACTTGCCCTGATAAAGGTTTCATTCTTTCAGATATGGGTCGGGAAGGGCTTGAACTCCTTCTGGATGAAATTATTAACGAAATGAATACTCATAGCATGCAATCCGAAAACCAACATTAACTAAAAGGGATCACATGGCTGTTATCGAATATATCCAGGAAAATCCAGATTGCAGTAGAGAAGATATATCCCTCGCTCTTGGGAAGAGTGCTGTTTCCATCAGTAATAAATTATCACGGTTATTGTGGAATGGGGTAATTGTACGAACTGGAGAAAAAAACAAAATGATTCTGTACCGCGTAAACAACCTGCCGTTTGGATACAGCAATCCCCTGAGTGTTATGTTCAACCAGTTACTGAAACAGGCAAGGCAATCTGATGGTAAATGATGCACAAATAACGATAAATACGGTTCTGAACATCGGCCTGGCACTCATTGGTTATTTTTACATCATGTTCTGCGCCGGACGATGGGTCACAACTGTATTCCTGAAAAAATGGAATAAACGCCGTAAGCAGGATCAACGCCAGAAGGCAATGGATGCATTTTTCGACGCCTTCGGAATTGACGGCATGGAACCAGGGGATCCATCTCGCGTAATTAGCAGAGGTGACGTTGTAATTCTTGTATACCGGAGTGAAGAGAAAAATGAACGAGATTAACTATCAGGCACTGCGTGAAGCGGCAGAGAAAGCAACGTGGGGAGACTGGGACTCATATAAACCACACCGTGGCGCACGTGATTATGAGGTCCGACTAAGTAGTCAGGCCATTGCGCAACACGTTCTGAAAAACAACGCTGAATTTATTGCTGTCTTTAATCCAAAGGTTGCTTTGGCACTGCTGGATGAACGGGAAAGAAACCAGCAATACATAAAACGCCGTGACCAGGAGAACGAGGAGATTGCGCTAACGGTAGGGAAGCTGCGTGTTGAGCTTGAGGAAGCAAAATCAAAACTCAACGAGCAGCGTGCGTATTACGAGGGAGTTATCTCTGATGGGAGCAAGCGTATTGCTGAACTGGAAGCGCGGGAAGTTCAATTACCGACTCGCTACAACCTTCGATATGGACACCCGATAAATGCAGATGAGCGACATGTCATGATACCTAAAGAAAATGGCAGTTGGCTTTACCTGATTGACCTAGAACACGCATTACGCGTTGCTGGCATTCGCATCAAAGGAGAGTGATATGGCGTTAACACACCGCGAACTCTGTCAGATTGCGTACAAGTTCCTTAAGCGCAACGGGTTCAAGGTTTGTTTTCATGACCGCTTTGTTGCTGTAACCAGTACCGGAGAACAGCCAGATGCTATGGGATTCAGAAATTCAGCATCATGTCTGATAGAGGCGAAGTGTTCTCGTGCTGACTTGTTGGCAGATAGAAAAAAGCGTTTCCGTAAAAATCCCTCACTTGGCATGGGCGACTGGCGATTCTTTATTAGTGAGCCGGAAATTATTTCAGTTGAGGATTTACCTCCCGGCTGGGGATTACTTCACGTTGTTAACGGAAGAGTACGGAAAGTACATGGATGGCCCAGGGGTAATTGCTGTTGGGGTAATCCTGACGATAAGCCATTTACCGGGAATAAACAGGTTGAATGCGATTACATGTTATCTGCATTAAGGCGCATGGAGTTGAGAGGGCACCTTAATGAAATATATGACGGTGTGATTGTTAATAAGAAAGAAGGAAACACGGCATGATCACTATTACCAAAGGGCGACTGCTGACAATCAAGCAGTGGCGCGAAACATACAGACCGGGCAGCAACGTTGTACTGCCAGCAGAAGAAGCGGAAGAACTGGCACGAATTGCTCTGGCATCGCTGGAAGCAGAACCAGTTGCTTATATTTTCAAACATCCGGCCGGGAAATTATTCTGGGCTTTAACGGATGAAAGCAATAAAGAGCAAGCGGACGTTATTCCTGTTTATGCCGCCCCGCCAGTACCGGTAGTACCTGCTGCATTACCTGAGAACGACGATGAGGACGGGCATGACATTGATTATCTTGAACCCTCTGAAGTTTACGCGCTTGGGCGAACTGCTGGCTGGAACGCCTGCCGCGCCGCCATGCTTCAGTCCGGAAACTTTCGGGAAAACAAGAATTCGTCAACCAATAATTTTCGGGAAATCGCGGAAACGTCAACCAACTATCCGGTAATTCCTAGTGAGGTGTTGTCCGCAATCCAGAAGGTTGCCAAGATTCGTGCCGATTTCGATGATTTTGACGGTGACAGGCGAGGTATCGGTGATTGTCTGGATGAGGCTGAGCAAGAGCTTATCGTTACCATTAACAAATATGTCAGTCAGTTGGCAGCAGAACCTATAGCGCCTAATGACGTTCGAGAGCAGACAGCCATTCCGCAAGTTCCGGTAACTCCGGATAGTTGGATAAGCTGTAGTGAGCGAATGCCGGACGACAGGCAGGAGGTGAATCAATGAGCTGGCCTGATGCAATCGTAACTCTGGGGGTGGTATTCGCAGCAGCGTTTGTTGTGTTCTCGATTTGTCGATGGGGATAACCACATGTTCGCTTTGATTCAACGCGGTCAGATATACACGGACAGAGCCGGATACCCCGTGGTGATTACTCGCATCACTGAGCACTCAGTGTTCTTTCGACGGATGGACGGACGATCCGGGCGGGTACGCATTGGTGAGTTAAACTGCCTGTTCGAACATATTGACCACCAGGAGTACCGCAAAATTCTCGCGGACACTGAGCAGGAAAAGCACCTGAAAAAATTACGAGCCATGAAAAGGAAGTAAAGAATGAATAAAGCATTTGAACGATGGGGCCACCAGCGTTACGGCAATCGCTATGACCTGACGCGAGATGGTGACGGTTTCTACTGCCGTGAAGTTGTGAAACGAATGTTTGACGTGTGGTGCCACTGCCGTGGATGAAAATTTTATGAGGTTGGCATGCAGACAATCATCTATCAGATAACCCCCAGCAAATGGTGTACGGAGAGAGTCCTCATTGCATCAACAGGGCTAAAGCCTGGCACCATTGAGCGGGCAAGAAGAAAGTCATGGATGCAGGGAAAAGAATACCGCCATTACGCTGTAGAAGGTGATCCGGGGCACTACAGTGAATGCCTGTACAACATCGAAGAAATTATGCGATGGATCGAAAACCAGAAACAACCAGGTGCCAAAAATGCAAGTTCCGGTTAACCTGTTAATGCTCCTGGACGTCTGGGAGGTTTAATGAGTAACGCATCATACCCGACAGGCGTTGAAAACCATGGAGGATCACTCCGTATATGGTTTCACTATAATGGCAAACGTGTCAGAGAAAACCTCGGTGTTCCTGACACAGCCAAAAACCGGAAGATCGCTGGTGAACTTCGCACTTCCGTTTGTTTTGCAATCAGAATGGGGAGTTTCGACTACGCCGCGCAGTTCCCTAATTCCCCTAACCTGAAACACTTTGGTCTGGGAAAAAGAGAGATAACCGTTAAGGCACTTTCGGAAAAATGGTTGGACCTTAAGAAAATTGAGATTTGTGCGAATGCACTTAACCGTTACCAGTCAGTAATTAAAAACATGTTACCAATGTTAGGTGAAAAAAAACTGGTTTCATCCATAACAAAAGAGGATTTACTTTTCGTAAGGAGAGATTTGTTGACCGGTCACCAAAAGCTTTCTAATGGAAAGACTTCTTCCATAAAAGGGCGCTCAGTGGTCACGGTAAACTACTATATGACAACCATAGCTGGAATGTTTCAATTTGCAACAGATAATGGTTATACCTCAGGAAACCCATTTAACGGTCTAGCTCCCTTAAAAAAGTCCAAGGTAAAACCAGATCCTCTCACCCGTGACGAATTTATTCGTTTTATTGAGGCTTGCCGTCATCAACAAACAAAAAACCTGTGGATTCTCGCTGTATACACGGGTATTCGTCACGGGGAGTTGGTATCGCTGGCATGGGAAGATATAGACCTTAAAGCAAGGACTATAACCATCCGTAGAAATTATACAAAACTTGGCGAATTCACTCCACCAAAAACCGATGCAGGCACCGGAAGGACAATTCATCTGGTTCAACCAGCTATTGATGCTCTTAAAAGCCAGGCGGAAATGACCATGCTTGGAAAGCAACATTCTGTAGAGGTAAAGCAGAGGGAATATGGGAGAACTGCTGTGCATAAATGTACTTTTGTTTTTAGCCCTCAGGTAATAAAACAGCAGCAGTTGTCTGGACCTCACTACAAAGTTGACTCCATCAGGGAGTCATGGACAAGTATCTTAAAACGCGCAGGTCTGAGACACAGAAAATCGTACCAATCCAGGCATACTTATGCATGCTGGTCACTTGCCGCTGGAGCTAATCCTAGTTTTATCGCAAGCCAGATGGGCCACACAAACGCACAAATGGTATTCAATGTTTACGGAGCATGGATGAAAGACAACAATCACGAACAGATAGAACTCCTTAACAAAAGACTATCTGAAAGTGTCCCATGTATGCCCCATAAGAAAGTGGGGTAAAGTAAAAACCTGTAAAATCAGTTAGTTTACCCTTAATCCCTGTCACGTTACGCGCGTGGCAGAGGCGTTACGGG